CACCGCCGTGGACGGAGTGTCGTCAAAGGACGCCGTGGCAGCCCAGTAGCGATTTTCTTTCGCCTTTGGCACGTACATATAAGCCGCCACCGTCTCTTCCCGCTCATCCAGCTGGCGAAGCAGCGCGTAAACCGGCAGTGATGAATCGTGCGCGATGGAATAAGTTTGCGAAACGGCGGATTTGTAGGTGTTCAGGTTGCGCTGACGATCATCACTGAGGAACTGAATTTGAGTGGTGTACTGCTCCCCTCCTGACTTTGAAACCTCAACGATCTGCGGTAACTCAGTCCATTTCGTCACTTTACGAATGGAGCCGGTGCCGCCGCCCGCAGCGTATTTATTGGTGTTGGTCGTATTGATATTGCGCAACGTAACGGCTTTATCGTTGACGCTTTCGATTTTCGCAATTGCGTTATTAATACCAGACCAGTTGCAGTTAATGTGAACGATGTCGCCAGCCTTCAGATCGCTGGCGTCGTCCACGGTGATCACGACGCTCTCAGCATTCGTCGCGTCTTTGAATGAAACTGGCGAGCCATAGTCCGACGCCAGATAGACGTGGGCACCATTTGGCAATGCAAAACCCATGAGGTGTCTCCTTCATAAAAAAACCGGCACAGTGGCCGGGGTTAGCTGGAAATATCAGCGCGGTAAGGAATGCTTACCGGGATTGAGTAGCGGGTGTTTCGGGGATTAAGCACGCCCGCGTAGATGGCGGGCCGGGCGCTTATCCAGCAGGTGAAGCCGTCGCCTTCGACGCTCTGCCCCTCCGGAAACAGGGCGACCACCTGGCGCGCCAGCGCGCGACCGGCACTTGTTCCACTGCCGACCGGCACAACGACGTTCACCTGAAAAATGCCGGGGTAGACGTGGCAGGTCTGGCCGAGATCGAGCGTCTGCGGCGTGGCGGGCATGTCGAACGATTCAAGGAAAATGCCTGCGGGTTTGTCGCCGGGGCAGTTCTCGATGAAAAGCGGGATTTTCTGGCTGTCAGCCCATGCACCCAGCCGGGCATTCATGGCGGCGGCGATATCGGGGATCACTTCTGCACCTCCTTCGCTGCGGCATCAAAGAAGCGCTGAAACTCTGCCGCAGTGACGCGCACCATGCCCGCCGGAGCCTTCTGCGAATGACCCATTTCCAGCGCGTAGGCGTAGGGCAGGTTGTTGGTGAAGTAAACCGATTTCATACCCACCTTAAACCGTTCTATCACCAGCGCGCCGCGCGCTATCGTTTCGGTGCCGGTTTTGTCGTACACATCAAGCGTACCTTCCGGCAGGCTGTCTAATCCGATCTGCCAGTTGCCACGAAAGCGCCCGGTTAACACAGGCGACATCATCACCAGCCGGGTGTGGATGCTCAGAAAGACCTTCCTGATCACCTGTTCCTGATTAGCCTTCGCTCTGTCAACAAAGGCATTGATGGAAGCCATAAACGCGGCGTTTTCGCTCATGTCACGCCCTTAGCTGCGCGCGGTAACACAGCGCCAGATCGGCGGGTTTGACCGGGTTCGGGTTAACGATGCGGTATTGCGTGCCGTCGATATCCACCAGATCGCCCACCAGCAGCTCCTGGTCGGCGGTAAAGATGATCCGCAGGTCGCCACCGATGATTAGCGTGCCGTCCACCTCTGCCGGGATGTAATCCCTGCGAACGCCGACGGCATCAAAGCGGATTTCTGGCCGGGCTTGCTCCACCCCCGCCACCACCTCCGGCTTTCCCGGTCGCGTGATTTGCCAGGTAGTGCCGTATCGAAGGAGATGCTTCTGGATCATCGCCCTCATTCGCGGATAACTGACTGACATGATTCAATCCCTCATAACACGAAAGTTAACGGAAGACGCCCCTGCGCCCAGCACATCCCCCAGCATTTGACGCAACCAGGGGAAATAAACCGTCGCTCCCAGCGTCTGCTCACTGTATTTGATAGAAACCACGCCGCTCACCGTTTCTTCCAGCGCCTGCGCACCGCCACAGCCTGGCATCAGGTCAATTTCCTGCGCCGAGACAGCAAGCCGGTATTGCGCCTGAATGAGCGCCTGCGGGATTTCATCGTCGGGGAATGGTTCACCCCCTACCGTCACGCCAGAACGCGGCCACGGCAGCGCCTGCCCGGGCTTCGCGGGCTTTCCTGCCCACGGCTGGAGGTTCAGGTAGTCAAGCGCCTGAAACAGCAACATTTCGGCGGATTCCTCCGGCACGTCATAACCACGCGATGAAGCAAAAGCCATCAGGCCCGCTACGTCGCCATAGCTGTTAAATCCCGGAGAGGATGGATTGTTATCGATCATGATGATCCCCATGAAAAAGGGGCCGTAGCCCCTTAAGTGTTCACCGATACCGTAACTGTGTATGGCTTACTGGTTACCCTGCTGCCGTCACTGTTCACAACCGTACAGATCACAGTTGCGGTGCCGGTCTCCCATGCGAATAATCCTCCGGTCTGCTCTTCGATAAGCCCAACCGAATTATCTCCATCAGACCATAAGAGGGTGTAGCCAGTGGCACCAGCTGGTTCAACAATCGCGGAGAAGGAGGCATGGTCAAACAACCTCACTTGTGTCGGGCCACTCACAGTTACGGACGTTACTTTGCGGTGCTTTTACCAAAGGTCACCAGCACGCCAGCGGTGTCTTTGTCGCTGGTGGTCACTTTCTTCCAGTTGCCGGAAGTGGTCAGCTGTTCATCAGTTGGCGACTTAATGGACGCATTTCCCCACTGGTAGCCTTTAAGCCCTACGGTGTAATCGTATTCGCCCTGCATCAACGCTTTCAGGTTCTCTTTGCCCAGCACCGGCTGTGCCAGCATGTTGAGCGGGGAAGTCTGCACCGCAGCAGCGCCAGCGGTCAGGCCGAGTACGTGCTGAAGCTCGCCCTCTGCCAGCGCCGGAATATCGGAGATCACGAAGCGGCGGCCCAGCCCGTCCTGCATGATGTTCACGCTGCCAATCTGAAACAGGCGGTTGGCATTGGTCAGCGACTCGTCGATGAAATCGTTATAGGTCGCACCATCCATTACCCACGCCACCAGGCGAGAGAACGCATCCCCCATCGGGCGCGTGCCTTTGTTCAGGCCAGCCAGTGACGGTTTAACGCCCTCAGTGGTGGCAAGGCTGGTAACCATTTTGGTATTGCCTTTAATTGCTGCCAGCAGCGCGCCGCAGGTGGAGTTAAGGTAATCCTGAAGCATCGCTGCGGTAGCCTGCGCGGCCACAATGGCAGACGCCTCATCCACGCTTTTGCCGAGACGCTTCATCATGGTCGGCGTGATCGAAATCGGGCCAATACGGCCATCAACTTTTACCATGCGATCCAGAATCTGGCCCAGCTCCTGCGGGGTCAAATCGCCGTCTTTGTAGGCGTTACGGCGCTGCGCCAGGCCGCCGATAAGCTGCCAGCTGGTGCGCTCGATGTAGTCACCAATGTGATCGCCGGAACCCATCACCAGCGCGCCGCCAGAGGCTTCATTGAATCGCTGCACCTGCTGGGCCACCAGCTCGGTGGCAGCAGTAGATACTTGAGCCTGGAAGATGTTAAGAGTCATTATTCAGTCCCCATGTTTTTAATGATTTTCGCGGCTTCGCTCACAAGGTCGTTGCCGCCCAGCCGGTCAGCACCGCTGGCAGGTTTTGAAGGGTCACCAGCGCCGCCGGTGCCGCTTGCTTTTGATCCGATAATCACGCCCGCAAAGGCTTTATTACTGCTGAACTCCGCGCCCAACTCGTCAACGGTCAGCGCCGACGGCTTGCCGCTGGCATCAAGCACGCGAGTAACCGGCTTGCCGTCCTGCATTTCTACCGCCAGGCGGCTCCTGATGTGAGGCAGCATGACCGGCGCGGCCTCGCCTGCTAATTTGGTGGCGAGGCTCTGCGCCACGTTGTCCACCAGCAGCGTATTCAGCGAGCTGTTCAGGCTCTCGATCTGGCTCTGATAGCGCGCTTCGGCATCGGACAGCTTCTGTTTCCAGCTGCTTTCAATGGCGGCCACGTCGCCTTCTTTGCGGGCTTTTTCCTCTGCCGCTTCGCGTGCTGCCTTCTCGGCGGCCTCGCGTTTGGCCTTCTCGGCCTTTTTCTCGCCCAGCAGTTCGTTCACTTTGGCTTCCAGGCCGGATACGTCAGGCAGCCCCTCAATAGCCAGCTGGTAACCGTCTCCGGCTTCCTGGTACATGGCTTTGTGTTCGTCCGGCAGTGCGTTAAAAGCGGCTTTATCAATCTTGAATTTGAACATCATCAACTCCGTCGAGATGGTCGCGGCCTCTGGCCGCAGGAAAGAAAAAGGGCCGCCAGTGGCAGCCCTTGCGGATTAGTCGAAAGCGCGCGGCTCAAGCTGCCGCAGCTGGTCGAGGGTCAGGAATTCCCCCCGGTCGTTAAAGAAGTCGGGCACCTTAAGTTTCCCCGCCCTCAGCAGGTCAGCGCGCTCTTTGCCCAGGACGGCTTTTTGCCGGTCGTAAGGCTGGCGCTGTAGCCATTCTGAATAGGTGGTATCGCCTGCTGTCTGGCCGTCCATGCTTGAGCGGGTGCCTGCGTCCATCTCGTCAGTGTCGATCCCCAGCTCCCGCCAGGATTTGAGGATCAGCGTCTCGGTAGAACGGCAGCAGAAATGCGCCCTGCCCGGCCCGCGCAGGTATGGCACGTTATGGCCGATGGGTTTCCCGTCCAGCGTGTATTTCAGCCGGTCGCGGGCAATGCAGATCGTGGTGGTGCGCGTGTCGAGCGTTGAAAGCCACTGTTTGCCCTTCACCAGATCGCTGTTCGCGCTGGCGAATGACTGGCGGGCCGTGCTGGCGACGTGGGCGATGGCCGTTCGGGTCACCGCCGCCAGGTTACGCCGGTTCTCCTGAATAGCCCCGTCCTCGCGGTTGGTCGCTCTGGTGCCGACCACGCGACGGGTAATCGTCTCCGTGGTTTCGCCCAGCAGGTAGCCCATGCGCACCGCGTTGGTGATTTTGGTCAGCCGGTCGGCTTCCAGTTTGTTGGCCCACTCGGACAGCAGCCGCCCCTGGAATGGTCGCGAAACGGCGGCGGCATACACCTGATCGGGTGTGATGGCCTGTAGTTCGACGTGTTTTAACACCACCTCCGGCAGCAGCTGATTAAACAGATCAAACTGATAGCCCGCCTCATGCTCCGCAAACGCCGCCAGCTCGCTTTTCAGCGCTTCGGTGACGGGTTTATATGCCTTCTGATTAAGACGCCGCACAGACGCCAGCAGGGAGGCAAGACGGCGCTCGCTCCATGTCGCCGCATCCACGCCTTCCAGCACGTTCAGCAGCTCGGCAGAAAGCAGCGCGTCGGCCTCATTGAGTAACCGGATCATCTTGCGGGCAGCGCCGGTGCCATAGCGCGCCACGTAGAGCGCATGGCTGATCGCCTCATCGCGCAACTGGTCGTTAATCGTCGCCGCCATCGCTCAGGCTCCCGGCAAGGTCATTCTGCTCTCTCAGGGCGGTTTCCACTTCTTCCGGGCTTACCGTCGGATCGACCAGGCCGATTGACTGCATGTAACGGATGAAATCCACCAGCAGCATTTTCCCGGACTGCACCGCAGCCAGCAGGGCTGTAATGGCCTGTGAATCAAGCTGTGCGACTTCGTAGCGCTTATTGATGGTAATCGTACCGCTACCGCCAGCAAACGCCGCAGCGAACGCGAGAGCGCGATTTATGGCGGCTTCCACGTTCCCCACGCAGAGAGACAGGATAGAGTTATCGGTCTGCGCCTCATCGGCGGCCTGTGTGGCTGTCCTGGCGGCGGTGCCGCGCTCCACCAGCTTTGCGCCGAGCATCGCCATCTGTTTCTCGCGACGTTCGGCAACGACAATAGGCAGGTTGCGATCCTCAGCCTGGACAATTTCGAGCTTCCCGCCAGCAGGCAGAAGCACGCCGGTAGTGGAGCCGATACGAATCCCTTCTTTCAGGTATTTATCCGCCCACTCCATCGAAAGCCCGGCAGCGGCGGGCGTCGGGTTTCCGCAAAGGTGGGCGATCTCGGCGATATCCGCTTCCGCCTGATAGTGCTTGATGTTCATCGAGGCGATATCCGCCAGCGGCGGCGCATCCGGCGTGTGGTCGTTGTTGTTGGCCCCAATCCATGACCACGGCAGATCGGTTAGCGCTTTGCCCGCCTTGTCGAGAATCGGCACAAGGTCAGTAGATTTCACGCCTTCCTCAGTGGATTGCTTCCAGATGCGCACATGGGCTTTTCCATCGATCAGGCGAAGCTCTGTCCACTTAAGGCGCAGCTCAAGCCGGAACTCGTCAGGCAGATCCACCGCCTCCCACTCTTTCAGCACAACCAGAGAGGTCTTGCCGTTAGTCACGCGCCAGTTGATGATCTGCGCGGCCTTGTAGAGCTTCAGCAGCGGGCGACCGGTACGCGCCAGCGGTTGCTCGCCACTGCCGGTGTAGTCAGTCAGGATACCGGCCCGGCCTTTTTGCAGGTTTTGCGATACGGCATCACGTGCAAGCTGATCGAGTGATAAGCCCTGGCCGTCAACGTCGCCCGCCAGCACCTCCAGCGCGCCTGTCAGCTCAATCTTTAAGGGTTTGGAAAACGCGATGCCCAGCAGACCCTGTAAGGTGCGCCCGGTGGCATTCAGAAACGGCGCGCGTTTAACGTAGGCATCGTAACGGATGCACTCTGGATCGCTTTTCTGCCAGTCGCCGGACGGATGCGGAAGGTAAACCATCCGGCGCTTGCCTTTGCGTTTAACGGCGCGCTCGCCGTCCACGCAGTCGGCCACCAGCTGCCACTCGCTGGCGAACTCTGACCAGGCGGGGTGGTGAAAATCAATGTTCAGGTCTGCCATCAGTAGCCAATTCCTATGTTTATATCCGTCGCGGGTTTGGTGCGGCTCATTGCTACGGCGAAGTAGCGGAAGCCGTCCGAAGCGTGCGAGGTGTAGTCGTGCAAAGGGTTGTCTTTCCAGCAGCCGCGCTTGGCATCCCACTCCTTGCGGTAGGCTTCCAGGTGGCTTATGCCTTCTTCACATTTCACGCTGTCAAAGGCGCAGCGGGGCAGGATTTCGCGCACCAGCTCGATCCCCTCACTCACGCCGAGCTTCGGCACCACACTGAACGAGATGGAATAGATTTCGCCGTCGATCTCGTAGCCCTCACGCGCCAGCTGGCGGCGGGATTTGCCATCGTTCGCGAATTCGCGGTTGTCGATGTCGTGGGGTGCCCAGTGTTCGGCGTAGGTGTAGCCCTTTTCCTTGAGGATCTTCATGTAGTGGCGAAGCCCTTCGCCGCTGTTCTCGTAAAAGTCCACGACGTGGAACTCATTCCCCACCACGCGCACAAACCAGATCGCCGTAGAGTCACCCACGCCGATATCCCAGAACGTGCAAACGGGCAGATGGTCGTTGTCAGGCAACTGGCCGATGCGGCGCTGTGCGTAGAGAACAGCGAACTGTTTCGCGTAATAAGCGCCTTCAACGGACTGCTGGAACGCCTCGGCGGGGATCGACGGGTATTCCCGTTTCATGTCGTCGCCGAGGGTGGTTTCTTTGGCCTGATACCACGCTTTCTGGCGGTCGTTGAGCGAAAGGCGGTGCTTTGCCTCCAGTTCATCGAAATAATCGCGCAGGCGCTGCGGTAGAGGCTCTACGGGGTCAATTGCATACTGGGGGTTCATCCACCAGCTGAAAAAGAAGAATTTCCAGCTCAGTTGAGAGAGGGGAGCGCCAGATAACGCCGCTTTTTCCGCAAGCTGGCAGTAATCGAAGAAATAACCCGCACGGCCTTCTGCTGTGCTTTCAATCGTCGTGAAACAGTCAGTTGAAACAGCCTCAAAAGCACCAGTGACAATTTCGCGCGCCTTGTCCGGGTACTTCGCGCAGATCTTCCCGAACTCGGAAACGTGAAGATAGCGGAGCGTGCCGCCACGAAATGACGTCGAAACGTAGAGCGAGCCGCCCTTCTTAAAAACCAGCTCACCAGCGGCATCATTAGACGCAGGATTAGCCGCCCGTATTTCGGCAGGTAGTCGATCCCAGGCATATTTGATTTTCTCGCGGAAAAGTCGTTTTGCGTCGTTAAGGGTGTGAGCAATGAGTGCGCACCTTGCCCCCTCAAACAGCGCGGCATCGAGCTGAATGATGCACACCAGCGTTGTAAAACCGAGCTGGCGCGCTTTCAGGATGATGTTTCGTGTATGCATCCCCTCGAAGTAGGCCAACTGCTCCGGGGTCATTTTGAAACGTACCGGCTTCCCGCGTTTGTCGGTGATCCAGTACAGATGATTAAGTCGCCAGAACTTATCCTTAAGCCGTGCGAGGTGTTCAGGTTTAAGCGCCATCAGGCCCCCCCTGAAAGCTCATCCATCAGGTCTGAAAGTGCATCAACGGTGTGATCGGCTTTCACTTGTTCGCGGAACGCCTGCACGTCTACATGCTTGCCGAGTAGCTCCAGGTTCTTAACTTTGTCCGGCCATTTAATCTTTTTGAGGATCGTTTCTTCGGTTTCCTCGTCAAAGTTGCGAATAGTCGAAGATATGTCGATGCCCTGTAGCGTGATGCGCCAGCATTTAGGCCACTGGCTAACAGCCTTTAACGATCCGTCGTCGTTGAGAATGTCGGCCACGTCCATCTGATCAATCTCAACCAGGCGCTGGAGCACATAAGCAGCATTTATACCCACGTCCTCGTTGCGCTTATTCTTGAGTTCGGCGATTCTGTTTTGGATGTCAGGTTTTGACAGGTTTTCGGAGGCGGTGCGGTTAGCCGTTTTGACGCTGTACCCCGCCCGAATCGCCGCCTGTGTGGCGTTTAAGTCGATGAGGTACTCGCGACAGAACATTTCTTGTTTGCCGGTGAGTGCCATTGAAGGTGTTCCTTAATGAATCAGATAGAAATAGAAAATTTATGTATCAGCATTCGTAATTGCCTGAATAAATGGTCAGAAGATGGAACTTTGGAGGCAATGGTTGGCAGTTCAACAAAAAACTTCCCTAACGGCTGCTGTGGGTTAGTCACTGAATGTTTGTCTGTTATTCTTTACAAAATGACAGGTTCTCATCCCAATAATGTAACCGGGAAATGTAATGAAGGTTCCCCCTACTACAATTCATTAGCTGCAAATAGCCATATGTGGATAGAAATTAATGGGATAAACATCGATTTGACAGGTGACCAGTTCAACGGCGGAGATATCTATATTCCATCAGTGTTTGTTTCATCGTCACCCCACCCTTTATCAACAATGATGTCTATAAAAACCAAACCCGCCTATCTAATTGGAATAACAAAAGAACCAACCGGGTTTGATAGAGAACATCTCATTTTAATCGATAAATTAAGAGTTGAGCTTAACCTATTTTAAATAAACCCTACCTCCACTTACTACAAGGAAAAAGTGGCGCTGCGCCACTTTTATATATTTGTTGTTGCCTCATTACACTAACCTACCCATGATGATAGGAGCAAAAAACCGCCCGTAGGCGGTTAGATTTTTTTATCTTTTACAAGCTTTTTGAACTTTGCTGTTGCTTCACAGTTAAATATTACAATTTTTTCACCATCAACTGTGCTAGAACCTCCATTGGACAACTTGACTAGGCCATTCTCAGACAAATCAAGTGCTTCTTGATTTTCTTCCAAAGTTCTAGTTGAGTAATGCCAGTTTTTTTTCAGTTCATCAATAACGCTTGCCATAAGCCCTCCGTTGATTACTCCAAAATAGTATCGGCTCCATAGCTAAAAAATTTAATCCCACAAAAACCATTATCAAACCCACCCAGACGGATAGGCTTTGTAATGGCTGCTCAATTAGCGATAGCGCGGGTACACGTCGCGGCGTTTGCAGCGGTGATGCCTTTAACTGCACAGTGAGCTGCTACAGGGTCTGCGCCGCTCTTTACCATCCCGGCAATCGTGGCGTTGTCGTTGTGGTTGACATAAGCCACACACGCAAAAATGCTGATAAGCACAAACACGCCAGCGCAGAAAAATAAGTTTTCGGTATCCATTACGCTTTAACCTTGATGATGCAGGTCGAAGACTGGCCCAGCATGATTTCCACCAGCTCGCCTGTATTTTTGTCCTCAAACGAAATCGTGTCGCTCGATCCCTGCTTATCGTGCATGATGCGCCCGGTCGAAGTGCCTTTGTAAATCTCCTGGTGGTAGTTCCAGCACTGCACCTCATGGGGCGCGCCGTAGGCGGCAAGCTTTGAGCGTTCGGCATCAGTACAACCAGTAAGAACGGCAGCGGCGAGAAGGCCGCAGAGCATTAACGATTTATTCATGGCTCTCTCTCGATCAGGCATAAAAAAACCGCCCGGAGGCGGCGATGAGTATTCTGGTATTATCGAAGCCCCTCAGTGAAGGGCTTCTGTAATATCATGCTTGCAATAGTCATTGCCTGCCCTTTTCAATTTCACGTATTCCAGCCATCTGGTTATTCGCTTTTTCGATGGCGGCCAGTAGCGGCTTGATCCAGAGAACAGCCTGGCAATACGTCAGCGCGCTGGTGGTAGTGGCGCTATCACCGGCTGCGTCAGCGTTCCCGGAATCGGTGTGCATTGCGCTGGCACGTAGACGGTTCGTGTATTCGAGCAGCCCACCAGCGACATCAGCAGGAACAGGCAGATCACAGGTTTTTTCACGGCGGAGAATCTCCCGGTACTTGATAACAGTTTTATCGGAGCTGGCATCAATCAGAGAGTTAAGTCGGCTGGCGTTCTCGGCCACTTGGTTAAACCGGTTGAAGTTGAAAGCCTGAGCAGCGATAACCGTCCCCTGCAGGGTGTTGTCACTGCGCAGAACGTCATTATCACTCTTCAGCGTAGCGACGTCAGATCGGCTGTTTGCCAGCAGGACACACAGCCCGGCGACTACCGCAATGACTGCCACCAGCAGTATCAGACGCCATAAGGCTTTGATATTAAGCAAGTGAGCATCCCTCAGTTATAGCGACGGTTAGCATTACGACATTTGGAGACAAGTCCATTTCTGATACCCTGTCCGATTATTAAGGAGGATTTCTATGCGTTTTTTTAAAAACACGGCATGGCCGTGTATAACCGTGATAGTAGCCTGCATCTCATGGGTACTAGTCAATGGCGACAAAGTTGTAGATAACGTCCATGCCTTTCAGACATGGTACGGAACCTCTAAAGTGTTAGAGGGCAGATGGAACAACTCTACCGAATACAATATTGATCCCCCTGAATGGCTAACAAACCAAAAGGACTTCGTTGAAATTCGTATTACTCTCAAGGATTCGGTAGTAGATGGGACTATTAGCTCTGAAAAGCTAAGAAAAATATTCCCATACGACTATGTTCTTTTGACTGGTAAGAAAAGGGGCTTCCGCGATACCTTAGATGCTTACGCATTTGACTATGTACTTGGTAAAAAAAACTACTTCGGCTCCTTTGTACTTAGTCGTAAAGGAGAACGTTTATACGTCGAAGCGGATGAAACTGCACAGAAGTATTTTCCAAAAGAGTCCATTCTTCTGAAGGTATCAGAGGATGCATTTCCTAATCTAAAAAATGATAAATTAAGTAATGAGAAAAGCGAGACAAACGAGAACCCACCAATACGGGGATTTTCGCCAAATCATAAAGATAGCAATCAGTAAAAGTGGAAGATTCATAAACCGTCCAGACAGAGCGCCTCTTCTTTCCCCGCTCGAGTAACCAGGCCGGGCAAAACCCGGCCCCCGCCATAAATCCATCGAGGAAACTGGTTACATGCCGCCTTTAGGTCACCTTTTCGGAAGAGGGAGAACATTGTAGAGCTCCGCATATTGCCGCACCCGGCGCGGAACGTGACCGATACTGCAGCGCTGAAAGTATCATCAGACAGATTTCTGCCATTGGCATACCGATTAACGCATGATTCAGCATCGAGGATATTTTTTTCCCATTCCGCTGCGATCTGCTCCATCGTTTTTCCGTATCGCACGCCGTGGGTGTTGCCGATCCCGTCGGTAAGCACGCCAGCTGGGCAAACGTATGGATCAACGCGGCACCCCTCGGCATTACCGATCAGCTCAAGCCCTTCCTGGTTGGTTCGGACGTTCCCACCAGCCAGCACCAGCATAACGGCGGCCATCACGGAACACGCTCCACCGGCTGCGCCTGCTTTCTTTAGGCTCATTTGTCGAACATCCTCGGCTTGGTTACTACGCGCCCCTCTCTGGCGGCGCGTTCGATAGCTCGCGTTTGCCTCCACTGAAAAACGAAGGAAGCGATAAACGCCAGCGGCGAAATGATCACAGTAGTGACCAGCGCCCACTCATAGAGGGTTAGCGAGTGGAGCTTGTCATAAAGCGAGGCCAGCCCCAGCTGGATTGTGCCCAGCCAGTGCGGCGCGTAGTAGAGGGTGGTTTTTTCATTCATATGAACATATTGCTGGGAATGAATCACAAAAACGCCGAGGCGGGTTTTTTGTGATTAGTAAGATATGATTTTATTGGGTTATAAACAGAACTAAGCAGAGGTTAATTTAATAGGTAATAAAACAGCACTCATAATGCCCTGATAAGGCCCAGAATAACCTAATATATAAAACTGACCTTGTAAGCGATAGTAACCGCGGGCATAGCCAAATTTACTTACTGTTCCCTCTTGTTTTTCAATTGTTATCTCCACACCAGAACTGTTTAGAAAGCTAGGCTTTTCACCAGGAGGGATTTCTTCAAATTTTTTATCCCAGAGCATAACTGTATAATCTTTTACAGCATCATCCTCTACTGGAAAACTCACGCTTACTTCATCACTAAATAATACATTTAAATATACTTTACGATCGATATTCTCATGCAAAAAATAATGAAAAGCAATTGCCTCATCTGATAGATTATTAATTACACACCCCTCTTTACGAGCGTTCTTAGAGGGGAATGTAACCTCTTTTGAGGATGCATAAGCCATATAAGCGAAGTAAGCACTTATGATTGAAACCAAAATTCCGGTCAGAGTTAAAAGGTTTTCAATCATGCTTTTCAACTTTTCTATAGTTTAGCTTGTTATATATGAGTGTTCGTAAAGCAAGAAAGCGACTATAACGAAACTGTATACTGTTGCTCTAATAAAATTATCTACTTTCAGCAATAAAGAACCCGCTCCAAAGTGGGCTGTTTACAATTGCTGCAATCATATCAAATTCCTCCAGAATCTAGCCTATTGAGTTCGGTTTTGCAATAACCTTATTGAAGTTTGCTTTCTTTTGCTCCGCACGTGCTTTTCTCACCGCCTGCAATGCGGTTCTATCAAGACGCAGAAAAGCCGCTCTCATCAACGCCCATCGCTCGGCGTATTGTTCTGACCAAGTGGATTTTGATACCACAGCCATCTGCGCCAGTTCCTTAGCCTTATAGCATCCCTCAGGCCCATTTCGTAGCTCACACTTAACGTCCTGCGCCGCAAGCCATACCAGGGCGCGCAGGCGTGTCAGCGTTTTAGCTGCAATGCGTTTCCCGGCTAGTTGATCGCTGAATGCCTCCCAGCCCCAGCGCACAATCTCTACCTGGTGGGCGTACCGAGTGGCATCGGCATAGCACCACATCAGCCAAGCGGTTTCGTGTGGCTCCAGCGCCAGCACGGCGCGCCGCCAGCTTGCGGTGGCATACTCGACCGGCAGTATCAGCGGAATATGCGAGCCTTTGGCGCGCGACTGCACGCCAGGCACGGGCTGATTCCAGACGGCTACCAGTTCGCCCGTCTCCGGGTCAGTTACTTTAAGCGGCTTGCGCTTGTAGCGGTTGGTGATCAGCTGGGCATTCTCCGCGAACGCCACCAGCTGGCCTTTTGTGCTGCCGCTCAGGTCAGCCGTCGCCATGATCAGCTCCTGGCGGATAAATTCATAAGCTTGCGCTCTCACTGCTCGATCTCCGTTATTTTGATTCCCAGGCGGCCACCAGGGATCACTTCGCCCCGCACCACTTTCAGCTCGTCTATTTGCGAGTCGTTTTGCATAAAGCCGCCTTTCTCCAGCGAGTCGCAGACCGCTTTTAAAATGTTGTCGATATCGCGGCGGCGCCTGTCCGGCATGTTCGCGATAATGCGTAGTTTCAACCGCGCATCGGTGTTTATGTCGAGCTTCAGGATGTGAAGGATTTCCGCCACGTCGCGGCGATACTGGCGGCCTTTCTCGTTGATGTAGGTAATACCCCTGCCCCTGCGCCAGTAGTCGTTAACGCTCGGCGGATATGGCAATGTAAATTCATAATCGCAAGTCATTTAATCAGCCCCATTTTCAGCCAGATAATCAGCGTTCTCGCCATCCCTTCCAGTGCGCACGTATGCGCATACTCCGCATCGGTTAACCGGGTGCGCCGGTCGATTTCGTCGTGACATGCGCTACACGCTATTGTCGCCAGCAGATCGGGCGGCTTAATCCCCATCCCGCAGGCGCCAGGCAGGCGGATATGCGCCAGCACGCTGGTTTCGGGGTTGTGGTTGCATATGCCCGGAATGCGCACCTGGCACTCGATGCCGCGCGCTGATTTGCGTAAGTCAGCCACGATCACCCCCAAATCCGTTGTTGATAGGTTCTGCTGGGGCGCGGTTCGTGACGGCTTTCCGGCAACTGAACGCGCACAATAAATTTCCGGCAGTCGGGAGAGAGAAAACGCTCAACCGCCACGCCGCGCTTGCGGTACTGACTCATTAGCTCCTCGGCTTCGGTGAGGGTGCAATCAGTGTGCTCAAACCATGTTTTGCGCATCGGTTATGCCTCCTGTTTCGCGCGCAACTGCGCGTACTGGCAATCGTCGGGAATGGTGAGACGGCAACCGATGTTCAGCGCCCAGCCCTCTACCTGCGTGAGAAAAAAGTGCATTTCGCCGGTATCGAGATCGGAGGTGTGCCGGAGGGAGCGGATCGTGGTTTTCTCGCCGGTAATAACGTCTGTCATTTCCCGTTCTTCGTAGCCGAGATAAGAATGCTTCAGCGCGTCTTTAACCCATTCCGGAGAGGCAAAGGCTTTACCACGCTTGATCAGATAAGCGCTGATTTCGCTAAACCAGACATGTGCCAGCGCGTTTTGTGGGAGGCTGCGAGAATCGCGCCAGGGCTTGATGATCAGGCGAAAGCATTCGCCTTTATCCAGCAGTGGCTGTAATTGCTGGCCGATGGCCGCAAAGTTGGATTTATGCAGCCTTACGCCGTCTTTCGGGAAGGTCACGCTGCACCCCCGTAGAGGCCGAACGCTGAATGTGAAAAAACGCTGGTCGCCAATGAAGCGGCGATCAGGTCTGGGAAAAGGATTTTTTGGTGTTTGTGCGTCACGGTTGATTTCTCCAGTGACGCCAGTATCTGCGGCTGTTCAGACCGCACGGATATTGTGCGGAAATGTGCGCGTAGAGACAATATGTGTCATTTTGGGCTTTCCGCCTCGGACATTAGTTGTAACGTGGGAAAGCCTCATTCTGAAAAGCAATAAGTGACAACCAGAAAACCGGTTATTGATTAACCACACGAAATAACCGGCCAAATCAGCACGCTGAGGGCTTTATATCTTTCTCCACCCATTTGCGTCACGGCACCTTAAAAAACGCGCCAGCACTTCATTTTGGCCGGTTAAATACGCTTTTAACGCCGCATATTTCCTGGGGTGCTTGTTTTATTAGATTGATTGCGGCTATCAAACACTTTTGCAGCTGCCAGCGCGCCGTATACGCAAAGCACCCTGCGCATAGCTCCGCTCGCCCGGCACTCATCGAAAACGGTATTGATTGGCTCGTCTCCGTCCTGGTTCGGGTAGCGGTAGATGGCCCATTTATGGTGCCTTTCCTGCACCACCAGCTTTCCCTCATAAGCCATTCTGCGCGCCGCATAAGCTACGGCGCCCCAGCTAACGTTATGTGCGGCCGCCACCTGCTCATTTGTAAATGTGGCATGAGTTTTCAAATACAGCTCAATGGCCTGGCGTCCTGTCATGGTTCACCTCGTTCAATTTTTCCTCGGCTTTTCAGCAGGTCTCGGCGGATTCTGGCGATGATCTCCAGCCCCCTCTCACGGGTAACAGGCTGCGGCCTGGGTTGTTCGATCATTGCCACAGGCTCCGGTATGGTTTCACCGCTGGCGATGCGCTTTGCCATTTTAACCAGCTCAGCCTTTGCCTGCTCTGCCAGCTCTTGCTCTGTCCAGCTGTTAAGACGCATACCGCTATACAGGCCTGTAACCAGCCAGTAGTGCGCCGCCTGCTGCCACGGATAATCCGCCGGGGAGGCATAAAGCCCACGCCGCGCGCAGTAAGTACGCACCATCGTCAGCAGCTCGGCCACCGATGGCAGCCCGGCCAGCTCGAACTCACCTTCCCAGCACCAGTCGATAAATTGCCCTGGCGAGGGCCAGAACGGCGACAGGCTTGCGCGTGCTCGCTTCATGCCTGCGGCCAGTTGCTCCCGTCGGGCGATGCCGCTCTCTGCGAAAGCAATAATCCATTGCTGTTTTGCGGCCGCCTCGTCGGCGTCGGTGCGCAGGCTTGTAGCGTTCGCTGCCGGGAATACCTGCTTAAGCTGCCGAAACAGCGCATCCACCAGACGTTCGGCCTCGGAATTAACAACGCCTTTTGCGGGCCGCTCCTGGGTTGGCCGGTATTTACCGGCCAGCCTGGAGAGTTTCCGGCCGTCACGGCGCGCGATGGCGTGGATGAGTTGCTGGCTCATAGAACGTCCTCCCAGGCTTCAGGGCTATTCCAGTGCGGCGTTTGCTGCTGCGGCGCTGCGGGGCGCTGCCGTGATGGTTGCATCATCTGCGCGGTTAGGGTCGGCCATTTCTCGCGCAGCTTCGCGGGGCTCAGAATGTTCGTCTGCCAGAAGTGATCTTCGTTCGCCCAGGCAAACACCTGGCAAATATCTCTATGGGTGACTTTCAGCGCTCCACGCATCAGGCGAATATCGTTAGCCCATGCCGCCCAGTTTGGCTGGCGGGCAGCGGGGGCTACATGCTGCACCCTGGCAAACATCCATTGAGCCGCGCGGAGGTCGTCAACAGTTCCCCACTTATCGCCCTTCGGTGTTTGTATTCCCGCATCGGGTCTGACAGCCACAACCAAATCATCCTGTTTTTTCATGGCTCCAGAGGACGCGGTAGCGTTCTCTGACGTAATAGGTTCAATGACTGGTTCTAAAGAGTGACTGGTTATGGGGGCAGCTCCTGCCCCACCCCCTCGGGCAGTTCCTGCCCTCGGGCAGCTCCTGCCCCACCCTTGCCGGATGCTTTTTTAACCTGGTTATCTAAGGTCAGATAGAACAGGTTCGACTGGTTCAGATCGCCGTTTTTGCGGTACTCCCTGCGAAGCAAACCCATTTTTTCCAGCGCGCGAATATGGTTTTTCACAGTGGATCTCCCGATTTCGCACTGGTCGGCAACATGCTGATAAGACGGCCAGCACTCACCTTGATCGTTCGCGTTATCGGCGAGTTTAATAAGCACCAGTTTTCGGAGTGGGTTACCCACGCTGATCCCCATTGCCTTTGCCATTAAACTCATGCTCATAGGACGCGCTCCTGATTTCTGTGCGCGCGTTTGCGCATAACAACGTGGCAAACCTGACTACGATTTGTCATACTTTCCTCGCAAATTACTTGGTAGGTTTTTTGCACTTAGAAGCCTCGGAACTGTTCGCGCAGTCCGGGGCTTCGATCTTTAAATTGTCCAGCATTGAAATAAGTGCTTGAGCAAGTTGTGCTGTTTGTTGCCCCTTGATAATCACCGTCTCCTCTGACTGATCGAAGCCGATAACGGCTAACAGCTTTGCGGCACGCTCTACGAAACAATTTTTCCCGGTCTGCATACGGCTAATTTGGGAATGGTGAATACCCATCTGCTTTGCCACTTGCGCGACCCCTTGAGCCGCAATCCCACTTCGTATAATTGTTTCAAATTTCAACGCCTTGCTATCTGTGCGTTTGTGTGTGTTTTTCATCGTTGATACTTCCTTTTTACTACTTGCTCATTTGATGGAAATGGCCGCGCAAAGCGGAAACTTAATTTTTGGGATGCGGGAAAAGCATCGGGAGATCAGGACGGATTTGATAAGGTTGGATAACGCCTCCGGTTGCCTTAGCAAGCGCGATGACACGCTCTGGAGAAACTTTTTTCTTGTTGTTAAGCCAACGGCAGACGCTAACTTGTGACACTCCAACCTGCTCGGCCAGCTTGGCTTGGGAGCCTGCGATCTCGATTGCCTTTGCAATGTACTCGTTCATCATCAATACCCATAGGTGTTATTGGTTTCTGAATAATACTCATGGTTATAGGATCAGTCAATCCCATGGTTATTTGACTACTTAAACCCCCGGTTATAATTTGAGGATATGAAAACGACTCTCTCTCAAAGACTTGAAACTGCAATGGCGGCTGGCGGCTTCAGCCAGGCTTCTCTTGCAGAGGCGGCTGGCGTATCCCAGCCAACGGTTTGGAAAATTGTTTCTGGAAGAACACAAAGTTCAGCAAAGATCGTTGACCTTGCTAAAGCCTTGGGAGTGCGCCCTGAATGGCTCGCGCATGGAGTGGGCAGTATGAAGTCCGAGCAAGCTGAATCTGGCAATGCCAGCCCGGTGGCTTATGAAGGAACTATTGCTCTCCCTCTCTATGATGAGGACGAAAAGCAAATAGGGGTGGCAATTGTTCCGGAAGCAATTAACCCAAAAAATTCAAAAGCCTATAAGCTCAATTACGAAACAGGGTTCCCCGAGCTGCCCCAGGGTTCCACGATAGTTGTTGATGCTGGTGAATCTCCAGTAAATAACGATTTTGTTTATGCACGAATAAATGGCAAATCTTCGGCATACAGATATCTCACGCGAGGGCCGCAGAACTATCTGGATGTCGGAGACTCACGCCTTGGCCTTGTTCCAATCGACGAAAATGTAGAAATACTGGGCGTGATAGTCTTCATGGCCCGCTCTTTCCGAAGATAAATTTTCCCCCCGAGTACCCGGCAATGCTGATTTGCCGGGACTACCTCTCTGTAAATTCCCGGCGCGGTGCGCAACATTGCATCAGGCATGTTCTCCCTCCTATTACGTTGATTTCACAAAATTAACACCTGTATATATATACAGTTATTACAACTTAAATTAGTCTTCCCCGATGGTCAAGCTCGCATAGTTAATGATTTTTGCGGGCATTCACACCCTGCTTATACCCTGAACAACTCTTAAAGCTATTCCCTCGATAACCCTGCCACAAAAAAATTATACCCATGAGACTTGTTTATCTAAACTCATGGGTATAGGATTTGCTCCATCGGCATAACGCCAGTATCAAAAATGTTCCGCCAGCCGGGCGACAACGGCAAACCAGAGGACTAAACGATGATTGATATCCGCACCCTGTCTTTTAGCGAGCTTAAGGCTCTGCAATCTCTTACTGCCGCCGTGCATATCGACCTGCGCCGCAAACACATGACGCTGATCGGACTGCGTCACACCAAAGACGGCTTTATGAATCCGTACGACTCGCCAAACCGTCGCGTTACTGCGGGAGTGTGGGCCGCTATTCAGGACTGCGTTACTAACCGTATTAACGGCACCGTAGAGCGCCTTTTAGACCTCGCCCGCGCTGTAGATGAATGCCTGGAAATCATCGACCGCGACCATGCCGAGGCACTTGAACTCAATCACCGCCGCCGCATCGCGGAGTTTTTTGGCGGCAAGGATTACGCAGCACGCCGTGAGGCATTAGAGGCTGCCCACGCCGAAGCGCTGGAAATCAACGAAGCAATCGACGCGATGATCGAGGGCCGCCAGGCCATCGCTGATAAAAAGCCGGATGCGATGCAAGAGACGTGGGAACTCGTCAGGCTCGGCAATTCCTACAAAGAAGCCGGGCGTGACTGGTATCGCTGGGCGAAAGCCTCAGCAATGAATTTGTGGGCAGCGAGAGAAAGAGCAGCGCATGAAGAAAGGAACGAAGGAATGAAGATCGGAAACGTAGCAGTTAAACACCCGAAGCTGTACGAGCAATACGCGCAATGGCTGGGCCGTCAAATGACAGAAGGGCGTGAGCTGGCGCATTTCGCCTGCCCGGAATGCAAATCGACACTGTTTTCAATGATCCCGCCGGTCGGCGATTGTTCCGACACGCTGGCTAATTGCCCGGTATGCGATGCGCTCTACTTCCGCATTATCGATAACGAGAACGGGCAACCGGTTATAGCCGTTCACACCATGCCAGCCCGTGCGGAGGGTTCCAGCCATGCATAACGCAGCCGCCCCTGTAACTACTTTCATGTTCCGTTCGCACGTTCGCCCCGGAATGCTGATCCGCCATGACGGCCGCACCTGGCGCGCTTCTGCAAACGTTGAAAAAGGGCTTTATCTGGACAGGCTCACCACGAAAACCCGCATCAGCGCAGAGATCGTGGAAGTGTTAGTGGATAGCGCGCCGCAAGTGCCGGGCCACTAAGCAAAAAACCCGCCGAAGCGGGTTTCTCATCGCCTCCTGCGGTCTTGTCAGGGATGCAGCAGGAGGGCTTCAAGTCTCACCGGGAAGTAAGACCATGTGAGTTTACGAAAAAAGAATCAGGGTTACAACAATGACCAAACCGGAATTTTACGCGCGTCTTGCCAGCATTCAAGCCGAACTTAACGCGCCCAAAAGCCAGTTTAATAGCTTTGGCGGTTACAGCTATCGCAGCTGCGAGGACATTTTAAACGCCGTAAAACCTCTGCTTAAGGGGCTTTTCCTCTCAATCACCGACGACGTGATCCAACTGGGCGACCGCTACTACATCAGGGCCACCGCCACCATCACCGACGGCGAGAACTCACACAGCGCCAGCGCCATAGCGCGCGAGGCGATCACGAAAAAAGGCATGGATGATGCGCAGGTAACCGGGGCTACCAGCTCCTACGCCCGCAAATACTGCCTGAATGGGCTTTTTGGCATCGACGACGCGAAAGACCCGGACACAGACGAACACGCGATCCAGAACGGGCAGCAGCCGCGCAACGGTAACCAGCCACGCAACGGCCACCAGCAGCGAAACGGCGGCCAGCAGCAGCGAGGCCAGGGTGGAAATCAGCAGCAGCGCCAACAGCCACGCCAGCAGCAAAGGGCAGACCTTACGCCCGTAGAAGTTTACACAACCTTCGCAAAGGTGGCCGGGCAGACAACGGATCGGGTTCGCCTCGATGAGCTTTACAAGCGTGCATGGAAAGCGTGCGCAGGCGATGGAGCTACCCAGGGCAAGCTTCGCGAAGCAATGCAGCAACGAATCAACCAGCTGAAAAAGGCGCAGGCCGGACAGCAGAACGAACAACAGACAGTAGGAGCTTAATCAATGGCGCAGCGTGGAGTTAACAAAGTGATTCTGGTCGGCAACCTCGGACAAGATCCAGAGGTTCGCTACCTCCCGAACGGCGGCGCCGTGGCTAATCTGCGACTGGCGACTTCTGAATCCTGGCGCGACAAGCAAACCGGCGAAATGAAAGAGGCCACAGAATGGCATCGCGTCGTTCTGTACGGGAAGCTCGCCGAGGTGGCCGGGGAATACCTCCGCAAAGGCTCTCAGGTTTACATCGAAGGCCAGCTAAAAACCCGTAAATGGCAGGCGCAGGACGGCAGCGACCGTTATTCAACAGAAGTGGCTGTGAACGTAGGCGGCACTATGCAAATGCTCGGCGGCGGCCCGCGTCAGCAGCAGAGCGAGCCCGCTTATGATTTTGACGATGATATCCCATTCTGATCGGAGGCCATGATGAAACTCACCGGGAAGCCAACGACAGAACAGCTGGCGCAGATTCTGGCGAAACCAGTAGATCCAGATGAGCGCATTCGTGGGCGTCTGCGCATCGAACTACACCGGCTTGTTAATCAGGCCGCCTTATTTGGAGTGGAGATCCCCCAGCCGCTACCGACCGAGGAAGAACAGGCGGTAGCAGCGGGTGGAATCCTCCCCCATCGTCTGCGCTTGCGCTGGGCTGTTCTGGATTTAGGCGGGTTTAACGGCCCATATAGCGGCGAAGCACGCCGTATTCATGGCGGGGTATACAGGGGGGATTGATGAAATATTCGCTTATCTACGCCGATCCCGCCTGGAGCTATGGCAATACCGTAAGCAACGGCGCGGCAGCCGGGCATTACGACACCATGAGCCTGATCGATATGAAGCGCCTCCCAGTTTGGGAGCTGGCCGCAGAAAACGCCGTTTTGGCGATGTGGTACACCGGCACCCACAACCGTGAAGCTATGGATCTGGCCGAAGCCTGGGGCTTTACGGTGCGCACCATGAAGGGTTTTACATGGGTGAAACTCAACCAACTGGCAGAGCAGCACATCAATAAAGCGCTGGAAGCTGGCGAAATTGAGGATTTTCACGACTTTTTGCACCTGCTTAACGCGCAAACGCGCATGAATGGCGGAAACCATACGCGGGCCAACACCGAGGATCTTCTTATCGCTACCCGCGGCGCCGGGCTCGAACGCAAAGATGCCAGCGTGAAACAGGTTATCTACAGCCCGTTAGGCCGCCATAGTGCGAAACCCTGGGAGGCCCGCCACCGGTTAGAGCGTCTTTATGGTGACGTGCCGCGCATCGAGTTATTCAGCCGTTCAGCGGCGCCAGGTTGGGATCACTGGGGCAACCAGTGCGAATCCTCCGCTGTTCAGCTTCTGCCAGGCTGCGCCGTTGAGATTCGCAGGAAGCGCAGCATGACGTGATTTCTCGACGCGTGCTGCGCAGATAGTACGAAAGCCAGATGAAGGCATTAGGCGTGGAGTTGGACGCTTCATCTGGACGCTTGGAGTTATCAACGGCGTATTTGTAGAACGCCAAGAGGAAATTAACTATGAGTCTTGATTGCGTTCCCCTATCGACCTATTGCAGGGAGGCCGGAGAAACGGTGGATGCCGTTAACAAACGGATACAACGGGGATTATGGAAGGAAGGAGTACATGTATTAAAAGTCGACGGCGTAAAAGAACGCTGGATTGATTTAGTAGAGGTTTCAAAGTGGGCAAGAAAGAACAAGGATCATTATCTCTCCCAAGAGGGGTAACTATTCGCCATCACAAAACAGGCGATACCCTGGTAATCACTTTTACGTATAAAGGGGTTCTGTGCCGCGAGCCCCTTTCCAAAATGGAGGCAAACGCGCGGGGTGTTAAGTATGCTGCGCGACTGCTTGGGGAAATACAAAATCAGATCGCCCATGGAAGTTTTGAGTATGCTAAGTACTTCCCCAACTCCAAAAAGCTAGAAGTATTTGGGATCACGAAGAAAACAAAAAATATAAAGTCTTATCTGGACGAGTATCTGAAAATCTGCCAGAACCGCAACCTGTCTCCGTCGACTATTAACGGTTATGAAAAGTGCATGTCGGCCCTATCAGCTCTGCATAAACTTCACGTGTCAGAACTTACACCAGCGGTCCTTAAAAAATGGATTGCCACCCGGAAAACAAAGCTGAAAACAATCAGGAACAATCTATCGTTTCTACGTAGCGCAATTGATGAGGCGGTGACAGATGGCTTACTAACTATTAATCCAGTCACGCTGGTTAGCGCCAGCCGATATCATGTTATCGACAATAGCCCTACCACTGGTGGTTACGAGGTGGATCCGTTCACACCAGCAGAAACCGCCGCCATATATCGAAGTTGCAAATTTCAGGAGTGGGAAAACCTGTTCCGGTTCGCGTTTAACACCGGGGTACGTAGCTCTGAACTGTGCGCGCTACGCTGGTCTGATATCGACTTTACAGGAAAGACTGCTCATATTCAGTTAGCAAGGGTTGTAGGGATTGTCAAAGGCACCAAAACGAAAGCTGGCACACGAAAGATAGAGCTGAACGGTGAAGCACTTGCAGCCTTGATGTCGCAAAAGCAGTTCACCGCCATGAAAAGTGAGTATGTTTTCAACGATCCTAAAACTGGTTGGCCTTGGGCGAATGCAGACGCCATCAGAAAGAAAGCATGGGTTCCCACCTTAAAAGAGGCTGGTGTACGCTATAGGAATCCATACCAAACTCGTCATACGTTTGCTACAAGCCATATAAGCCGTGGCGTCAATTTGTTCTGGTTGTCGGGTCAGATGGGACATAAAGGCCCCGAAATGATATTCAGGCATTATGGCTCTTATCTTGTTGATTACGATAGCAACACTATGATTAACAAGGCCTGAGGTAACGTGAAAGCAACTCGCAAAGACTTAAACGCAAGCTAAACTGTTTGCAAGCGATACTCATATCTTGGTGACTGAATGGTGTTCTAATCCATGAAGGCGCTCTTTCTTTGGGCCCTGCATAGATGCTAGAATTGGTGTATTAATAACTAAAAAAGAGCTACTTATGGATATTGAAGTTAGGAATTTTGGTACTATTGCGGATGCACATGTACACATAGGTGGCCTAACAGTGATAACCGGTGAAAACGACACCGGTAAAAGCACTGTTGGGAAAATATTATTTTCAATTGTTAAAGCAATAGCTCGCTATGAATTTGATTTAGAGGAGGATAAAGATGCACGTTTGCTAAGCCTTGCTGAAGCTCTTTACTTCTCAATAATTAGACGTGCTATTAACATTGCGACAAACACGCAAATTAGAGACTTATTTCATCCTAAAAAATTTATTAACCACATTAAAATTGATCCAAATTATGCATTAAAAGAAAGATATAATGCATTAAATCGTCTCTTAGATCATGGTGACATTGCCGAGATTATGTATTCAAGCGCAAGTTCTAAGCTTGAAGAAATTAGACAACTAATTGAAGAGCCAGATGATCGTTTTTCGGTAATGAACAGAGCGATAGGAAAGGCATTTTTCTCTGAATTTAGAGGTGAAATCGTCCCGCGAGGGAACGAGATTCCTTTAAAACCAGTTGTAAAGGTTAATGATGGCGCAACACCATTAATTGAAATAAATTGGGTAGGTGACACGAAATTTAAGTTTGATTTTAATGATGAGCTTGGATACAGCGATGCGACATATGTTGAATCACCAGCGATCATTCAGTATCACAATCTTGCCCAAATGTCTAAAACACTTTTTGAAATCAAAGAGGGTGTGACAGGAAGAGCGACAGTACCCTTACACATTAAAGATTTGAGCAATAAATTAAGCGATTCCATTTATAATCTTTATGCATTTAATGATCTGTTTGGAGAGATGGAACCAGACTTACATAGTCAGATTTCTTCAAGAATCAATAATGCTTTCAATGGCGAAATTATTTATGACAACGAAAAATTTGACTTCCTTCTGACTCGTGAGAGTTATTCAATTTCATCATCTAATGTTGCCTCTGGCGTGAAATCACTAGGTATTTTAGACATGCTACTGAAAGGTGGCCACGCCGAAAATAATCAATTACTCATACTGGATGAGCCAGAAGTCAATTTGCATCCTAAATGGCAGATTCTTTATTGTGAATTAATTTGTGATTTAGTCTACTCTGGTGTTGATATCATTATCACTACACATAGCCCTTATATAATTGACGCATTAAAACATTTTGCTGATAAGAAAAGAATTGAACATAGCTTCTATTTAGCGACTAAATACCCTGGTGAAAGCCTAACATCATTTTTAAACATAACTGATGATATCTCGCATGCAATAGATTTGCTAGCGGAACCATTAAGAGTGTTAAGCAAGGATGACTTCGATGACTTCTAACGCACAGAAAATATATGAAAAACTCTGCGAAGTTTATCCTACAGCTTTGGAGACGGTTTCAACTCTGAGTTTCAATTCTGATGGGGTAAAAAATTTCATTTTATCTGAAGAATTAGGGTTTAATTTTGATAAAGTTTACAACTTAGCATCATGTCACCCTGATGGGAAGAAAGAAAAGTCTCCCGACTGCCTTTTTTTAGTTGATGACATCCTTTATTTTGTAGAATTTAAAGAAGGTAAACCTAAAAAAGATGATATTAGAATGAAAATTCATGAGGGTATTACCACTTTATTTTGCTTCGCTCTTAAACACGTCCCAACTATCACCCGTGATGATTTCTTTAGATTAGACATTCGTTATACTGTAATCATGAGAGACTTCAGAGCCAGAGGTCGAGAAGGTTTTTTGCAAGATTTAGAGGCAATTTCTAATAAATTTAATTTAAAAAACTTAGAAGGTTTTTTAGTCAAAAAAGCTCTTGTTAAAGATTCCCCGCAAAGAATCTTAGAGTTTCTGCATCAAGTGAGTTCAGGCAGAATCAACAGAATTCAGATTAACTCACCCGACAACAGTAAATTAACTGATTACACGCTATAAATCTTATGGGCTCAAATAAGATTTCATATATGCACGTTTCATGCACCCAAACGGCATAAATTTAAAAATAGACTTAAAAAACAATAGGTTAAAATCATCCATGCGCGGGTTCAACTCCCGCCAGCTCCACCAAATAAAACAAGGGGTTACGTGAAAACGTAGCCCCTTTTTTTGTCTAGCGTCCACTTCCCGTCCACTAAGGACAAGATTGGCGCATCTTCCTTTGAAATTTCGTTGGCTCTAAGGGAACTACAATGATTGAGTATCATGAAGTTGTAAGTATTCACGAATATTTAACTAAGCATTATGAATTTTCAGAAGACCCTATATCTCCGCCCGGAGTCAAAAGCGTTGAACTCCTTGAATCTGCGGTTGCCCGACCTTTTATGACAGTCAACGGTAAAGATGCATATCCTGAAACTATGGATAAGGCAGCGGCCCTGTTTCATGGAATAATATCCAATCACACATTTCATAATGGAAACAAACGTGTAGCACTATTAGTGACTATGTGCTTTATGGATAAAGGTGGATACTGGCTAGATAAATGCTCCGACTTGGATCTTTATGAATTTACAAGAAAGACTGCGGCACACGAAATTTGTAAAGACAGAAAGGATGAGTTCAAAACAATTAAAGCCTTCTTAAAAGCAAATGCTCGAAAAAGAAAATTTGAAGATCAACAACTTAGTTATCATAGTTTATATCAGCACTTAACTAATGCAGGATTTACAATAGAAGATGATGGCGATTTTTATGCTATTTCTAAAAATGGAAAACGTTATACTAAGATTTTAAAGAAAGGCGCATCAGGAAGAGAACCTTATGATCCTCCTTATATTAAAGCGTTACGGCGTAAGTTACTCTTAACCCCAACAAATGGTTGGGATAGTATGCGATTTTATCAAGTATCGACGGGGCTTACCGAAAACATAGGTGAACTTTTGAAATTACGCGGCAAGGTTTTAGACTGGCTTGCAAAAATTTAAAAGCTGAAAACCCATTAACTTTACGTTAATGGGTTTTTTGTTGCCTACAAATAAAAGCAACTTATATCAATAAGTTACTGTCGAACCCAACTCCATTTGGCGACGAAATGGCGGCAGGTTTTTGGGCATTACCATCTGGAGGAATCCCACTGCCTGAAGTGCTCAGTATTGGCATGACAGAAGCCATCAAGATCAGGAAAGAGAGTAACAGCCCTGATGTCGAAAGTGCCCTCTAAGGACCCCAAGAACTTTTGTTTGACATCCGCAGTGATGGCTATTGGAAGATAAGCGCCATCTCTGTGCTCAATATCCAAACTCCCCATTTTATGATCGCTTACAATGCTGTACATAAACTGCGCGCTTTGGGCGGCAATTCTTTTGGTAACTGCAGGAGGCTCCCACGTCGTAGCGCCCGCGTTACTTTCGCCATCTAAAAATATTTGATTGTAATCCCGTTCCTCGGCCTCTTCTTCCTGTCCGTTGATGTAGTCTGTGTGGAGACCAAACAAAAGGCCTGTTTTGCCTTTTTCTGAATTGCAGGCAAACCAGAGCGCAACTAAAATGTTTCTCGAAAAATCAATTAGACGGGTAGCGGCACCATGATGCTGCAGCTTTGCCAGAACCTCAAAATCTGCCAGCCTTCTGCCATCCTCATATCCATAACCTCTATGACGCGCCCTCCTTAACAAATCTTGTTCATAGTCGCGCATCCTACTCTCAGTGACCTTACGACGACCTAAGCTAAGTCTGCGATAAGCCGCACTATGAATTGGCCAATCAATATCTCCCTGCCCTCGCCACATATGAACAGTCGACATTCGAGAAGATACCCCTTCGGCAATCTTTATAAGCTCTGCCACGTTTATCGGGGCTCTAACTCTTCCAAATAATTTGGTCTCGATAATTTCCACTGAATTTCCCTCATTAAGATAATTCCAATGATGATAGCCAATGTTCTAGTTAAAAATTATCGTGACGCGATGAAATTCTGAAGTTCTAACTTACTTTCTATCTACTACAGCGGCAGATTGCCCAAGTGCAGCCATGCAGACTTTTCACTTTCTTAAATTTACTCAACCAGTCTGTAATCCCCGCCAGTATTGACTTAAAGCCATTCTTAACAGTGGGAACCTGCAGCCGAAACACTCCTTTAGCAGTCACACAAAACCAAAATTAAACAAATAAATCAAAAAGTTACATCTTAGGTTTAGATCCTCCTCAAACCATGAAACTGAAAAAAGCTGAAATTTCTTTCAATCTTTTCAGTTCCGTTTTTCTGGCAAAGCCCCAGCGCTGGCGCGGCATGGCGATATCATTTGTAAAAAAACAAAACTGAAAAAATTTTGCGATCCAAAACTTGCAGGCGGGTGCGGTGTAGTGCCGTTTTTGTCTGCGAACGTTTTATTTTGTGGGGCAATGGCTGCGTCAGCGCAACGAGGCGGGCGGGATCTGTTTCAGGGATGGCGGTGCGCGGTTTACGCACGGCGGGCGCTGTGCGGCGTTCTGGATGGGTTAATGTCGGGCATAAAAAAACCCGCACACTGGCGGGCCTGTAACTTATTGGGGCTGTCTTGCATTAAGTATCTTAACCAACTCATCAAGATTAAGATTCCGGTCCGGATAGTTTTTAAGCCATGCCTCGAAAATTACATACATACGCTGATAAATGGGCATACGTGGCGACGGTGAGTAGAAGCTACGCCCAGCGAACCGCTCATATACACCTAACTCATTGGAAAGAAAACTCGCAATACTCTGTGGCCGGGCCTCATTATTTCCATCAAATCCGCTAAAGACAGGGTTTCTACCATACGGGGCCGCTTTTTCCTCAAGTATCTGTCGTTCACTGGCGTCTAAAGCCGCTACGCCTTCCTCAATAAAGGACCACATTTCAAGTATATTGCTGACCTCTTTAACTTCGTCAGGTATTTCTCTGTCATTAAACCCAAGATAGCTTCCATATTTCCACGTAATAGCCCACTCGTTTCCGGTATCTATGGCATTACTTATCAGTGTTGAGTCAATACCCTCTTCATATAATTTTAATGAGCGATGTATCTCAGTCAGCAATGTCAAAGACACCTTTTCGGCATCGGTCAGTTTCATAGGGATCTCCTTAACGATACCTGAACGCATTAGATTTGCTTAAAACTTAGACTACTCAGTGTAGCACCGACGCTCTGTTACACCTCTTTAAGCAGGCAGATGTTCACAAATCAGGCAATTATATTTTCATACCGGCTGCGGGTCTGTGCCGCCTCCGCCGCCGTCTGGCTGAACGCGGCGGCAGTCGTCGGCCCGCCGGTGCCGGGGTGTGAATGGCTGGCGCACTGGCTGGCCAGCTGTGCCAGCAGGTCTATGGTATCCAGCATCATTTGCAGCGTGTTAACGCCTTCGCTGCCGATGTGTACCGTTGGCCCCATGATTTGCTGGCCGCCCGCGGCGATGCTTTTACGCAGCTGCGCGATTTTCTCGGTAAGTGCGCCATCGGTCTGCGTCTCGATGCCGCCCTTCACGTGCGTTTTCTGCTGGCCGTCAATTTCAGCTTCGGCATCGCCTTCCACGCGGGCCAGAAATTTGCCGCTGGCCGCGATGGCGTAATCGCCGGTGGCCACGTGCTGAACGGCTCCGGCCAACAGGCTGACGGTTCCCAGTACCGTGGTTTTATCCGTGGCTTTTACCGTGGTTTCACGGCTGACCAGCTCGCGGCGCTCCCGGTCTGCGGTCACTTCGCGGCTCATTGATGTTTCACTGATGGTCTGGTCAGTTTTCCGCACCCAGTCACCGGCCTGCGTGACACGCTGGGAAACTTCCTCCCGCTGCTGTTGCAGCTGCTCGCCCGGCTTTACGTCCGGCAGGCTTGTGCCATCCGGCACGGTCTGACGTACAAACGGCTTATCCGCGCGCCCGCCGGTAAAGCCCACCTCTACCAGCGTGCCTTCGGGCGGAAACTGGAACATCCCCGAATCATTACCGGCCATCGGCACCGGCAGCGGCACGGCGGAATACACCGGCGTGTTACCGTCCGGCTTACCGTCTGCGTCAAGCAGCTGCACGTCAACGGCGTAGCGCGGGCGGAACGGATCGGAAAAATTCCCGCTGCTCACCGGCTCGCTGTGCGCCACCACCCGCGCGAATTTCGGCAGATGCAGCCCGGATGCCAGCTCTGGATAATGCGCCTCAATCTGGCGCTGCGCCGGGGTTTTCTGTAGCGGCCTGCCGGTTTTCCTGTCGCGCGGCGTCCACGTGATGGTCATGCTGTCGCCGGACAGATTAACTTTCGTCACCCGCTGGCCGTTCACTTCCGCACCGGGGCGCAGGGTCTGCACCAGGGGAATGGTCATGCTGTTGCCACCGGCAGCGCCCTGGTTAAAGTCTGCCGGAATTTCAACGGGCCGCCCGGCAAACAGCGCCTTTTCCGCGCCGCCCAGATACAAAGAGCCATCCGGCAGTTGATACCAGACGTAATCATTCACGCCAAAAGCGCGGCCCAGATTATCCAGCAGCTGGAACCCGCTGCCGGAATGGGTGAAATGCGGGATCGGCGTGTCGCGGTAGGCGGCATCCGGCACCGTTACCGTAATGCCGCTGTGCTCCGTCATCCAGCTGGCGATTTCTTTCAGCGTGGGATGCTGAAACGAACAGGGCCAGCTGCGTTCGAACACGCCGACCAGCTCGCGCACAAAGAGGCGCTGGAAGCCTTTTTCGGCGGGCTGCGAGCGCTCCACGTAGCCGGTAAACCAGCGCAGCAATAAATCGCTGTATCCCACATCAAGGCGCACCACCTTGCCGGTGTAATCCGTGTCGGTTTCAGCCGTAATAAACCCGCGCCCGCAGCTGTTCAGCTCAAGCGTCATATTCACATCAACCAGATGCACCTCATCCGTGGACAGGTACAGACGTTTAACAGGCTTCATCGTTACCCCAGCGCATCATTGACAGGTTTAAGCACCTTACTTTCAAACCATGACAGCGTTTCCGCATCCTCTCCGGCGCTGGCCTGGCTGGCTGCGCCGCCACCGGCGCCAGCCTTCTGCGTTTTGCTGGCCGTTCTGGACGCCGCCCGCGCTTCACGTTTTTCCTGAACGCTAAGATGTTCGGTCAGGGTGAACGTGACCAGCCAGCTCATGCGGCCATCCTGCGGCGGCGCGTCCACTGTGCCGGTAAACGTGGCTTCTCGCAGATTAACGGCGCGGGCCACCTCATTGGCCACGCGGTAAACCTGCCGCTTGCCGCCCGCATCCGTGGCGTTCGCCAGGGCGAAAATGCGTGACAGCGTGCTGATTTGCTTAAACGGCACTTCGCCCACCACGCGCAGCTCTTTGCCTTTGGCGCCCTGCTCGGCTTTTGTGGTGGCGCTGGTCTGCCCGCTCTGGTCTTTGTCCTGAAACTGCTGGCTGACCGTCACGCGCATGTTTTTAAGCGGTATGGCTTCGCCGTTAAGCGCCAGCATGATCGTTGATGTCATGGATCAGTCCCTTAATTCCGTCGAGATTGTCACCGGCCAGCATGATGGCCGCGCTGTGTACGGCAAAAGGCTGCGGTATATCCTGCATGAGCGTGCGCGTCAGCGTCGCCGCGTCACCCTTCGCCGTAAAAACCCAGGCGCGGGCGCTCTTGCCGGTTATCTGGAGTATCTGCGGCGCAATAACCATTTCCGGGCCGTTCTTAACCGGCACACACGGCTTTTCCTGGCGGTTAGCGGTGCGAGGAACAAAATCGTCACGGCGTAGCGAGCCAAAGCCGCCAAAGGTGTTACGCGCCAGCTGTATGCCGGTGCGGATCTGCGTCATTCCACGAACCCCAACGCGCGCATACAGCTCACTCCAGCTGCATTTCGCCAGGGTGGCTTTAAGTTCACAGGTGCCGGAGATCGCCGCGGCATGGAGAACCACACCGCGCCATTCAGGTTGTAAGGAATCCCAGAAATCCGCCGCGGCGGAATGGCTGGGGTTAATCTGCTTGCGGATACGGGCAAGCCATTCTTTGTTATCAGCCACGCTTCCCCCCTTTGATATTCAGTAAACGGCGCCACAGTGTGAGGCGCGGGCTTTTACCCGTGAATTTGTAACGGGCCGCCGGGTTCCAGCGCTGTCCGTTCGGCAGTTCAATCCAGCCGTGACTAAAGGCATTCAACTGCGGGCTGGGTGACTGCTCGGTCAGATAAGTAACGAAAGGTCGCATAACGCTCCCCTTACATCAGGCCGGTAGCGCTGCCGGTCACAATATCGACGGCAGCGGCCAGAACGGGCGCGGAATGGATACGGTTTTCAACCGTGTAAGCAAGCAGCGAAAGGCTGCGGATATCCGCTACGGCGTTCTGGAGAACAGCAGCTATGTCGCCCTGCCGCTCGCAGAGGACAATCGACGTGTGCTGACCGCATCGCCCGCGTATCTGGAAAAACATGGCAGGCCGCAGACGCTTGACGACTTAGTGCTGCACCACTGCCTGCTTTATACGCTGAACGGCCACGTGTATGACAAATGGTCTTTTCCAGAAAACGGCGTGAAGCGCCAGCTGACGGTAAGCAGCCGGATGCTGTGCGACGACGCGGACCTGGCCCGGCGCTGGGCCGTTGCCGGGATGGGCATTGCGTATAAATCGTGGATAGATGTCAGCGCGGATGTTCTTGCCGGACGTCTTGAAGTGTTACTGCCTGAGCAGCCCGGCGAGGCGGTTCCGCTCAATCTTATCTGCCCGCACCGCAAGCAGTTTTCGCCCGCAATCCGTGAGCTGCACGGCCTTCTGCGGGATCATCTGACCTCGCTTACGGCGCTGATGCGTGCGCATCTTCATGCCTCAGTAAAGCCATCGCCCGGCTTTTGCAGACTCGATTAACATAGATATGGTTAATGGCTCAGGCGCTTTTATTTCCACCCGCAATGCTCGAGGGCGCAAGCAATGAGGCCACATACCTGTTTCAGGGGGCCTGTATCTGAAAAAATCAAAGCCCGTGTCATCGACAGAAAACCGGTCAAAATAGTCCTTCATAATTTCATCTCCCGTCTCTCGCGCCCACGGATAGCGGCCTGTGGTGAGGCTGGTTTCAGGCGTCAGCGGTATTTTCTTGCGCAATAGCCCAGGGAGATTCCACTTTTCGTCATACCATTTCAAAACAGCTGCTGTGGTTTTCTCTTTCAACTCCAT